GCTAAGATGGGTTATGGTGATATGGGTAATGGTTCTTCAAAAGGAGGATTGGGCGTATCTACCGGTTTAGCAGGATTGGATAGAATATTAAATAGAGATAATTCAGAATTAGTTAAGAGGTTTAAAAAATAATGGCATACGTTTTAGGTAATAAGATTGTAAAAGATACAAAAGAATTCGATACATATGCGTATGGAATCACCCTACCTTTGAAACGAGGTGGGAATGGTTATTTTGAACAAGCATTTACTTCATTCGAACAAGCTAAATCAAATTTAAAAAATTTACTCCTAACTAAAAAAGGTGAAAGAGTTATGCAACCTGAATTTGGGACAGGGTTAGAAGATTTATTATTCGAACCTATGACAGATGGTATATTTGAAAATAATTTAAGAGATACTATCACCAGAACCGTCAACTATTGGTTACCTTATATTAATATTGAAGATATTGAAATAGAAATGACTGATGATATGAAAGATAGACATATTGCATATATGAAAGTTGCATTCACAATTGGTAACCAAATTGACTTACAAGAAATAACATTCACAGTTAGGGGATAATTAACAAATGGCATTAAATAGTATAACAAAGAAAAGTAATCAAGGTAGAGATATAAAATATCTTAATAAAGATTTTGCTGGATTCAGACAAAATTTAATTGAGTACGCAAAAACTTATTTCCCAAAAACATATTCTGATTTTAACGAATCATCACCTGGTATGTTATTCATCGAAATGGCATCATATATTGGTGATGTTATGGGATATTATATTGATGATACATTAAAAGAATCTTTAATGTTATATGCAGAGGATAAAGAAAATGTTCTTGCCCTTGCACAATATTTGGGATATAAACCAAAAGTAACTGCTCCTGCATTAGTTAGTTTAACAGTTTATCAATTAGTTCCTGCAGTTGGATTTGGTATAAATAATAGACCCAATTCAAAATATTATCTAAGAGTTAAAGAAGGAATGGTTGTTCAAGCAAATACAACCGGTACTCTATTTCGTACAACTGAATTATTAGATTTTAACGTTAGTGATGATAGAGAAATAACCATATATTCAAAAGATGGTGATGAACCTACATTTTATTTGATTAAAAAACACGTAAATGCTATATCTGCTGAATTAAAGACAACGGAAGTTTCTTTTGGTAGCCCAGAAGAATTTTCTAAAATAGATATAGCAGACGATAACGTAATTGAAATATACGATGTAAGAGATAGTAACGGAAACAAATGGTATGAAGTTCCATATCTTGCACAAGAAATGGTATTTGTAGATTATCCGAATAATGAATATAATGATAAAGATTTAGTTCAATTTAAAGATTCGGTTTCGAATATATTAAAAGTATTAAAAACATCTCGTAGATTTGTTACTAAGGTAAACGCAGATAATACAACATCATTAATATTCGGTGGTGGTAATTCAACATCATCAGATGAAACTCTTATTCCTAATTTTAAAAATGTAGGATTGGGTTTAAATTCATCTATCAATAGATTGGGTGAATCATTTGACCCTGCAAACTTCTTAAAAACAAAGAGTTATGGTCAAGCACCAAGTTCAACAACTATAACAGTTTCTTACTTAGTGGGTGGTGGTATTTCATCAAACACTCCAGTTGGTGATATAACTAGAATTGAAACTATATCATTCGATGAAGATACAAATTCATTTACCGATAATGAATTGGGTGCATATAGATTGGCAAAAAGTTCAATCGCAGTAGAAAACGAAGTAACTGCAGTTGGTGGTAGAGGACCAGAAACAATTGATGAAATTAGAGAAAATTCTTTAGCAAATTTCTCATCTCAAAATCGTGCAGTAACTCGTAAAGATTACCAAGTAAGAGCATTATCATTACCTCCAAAGTATGGTGGTATTGCAAAAGCATATTGTGCACCCGATGGAGAGTTGGATAATAATTCACCATCTTCAATTCTTGCAAATCCAGATACACTTTCTGAATTTACTCAATTGGTACAATCCATGCAAGGTAAATCTGAAATGGAAATTAAGGATAACGTAAATAAGTTCTTAATTGGTAAGAAAAATAATTTGAACGAAAAGAATAATCCATTCGCTATAAATTTATATGTGTTGGGTTATAATCAAAATAAAAACCTACAACAAATAGGAACAAATCAGGCACTAAAACAAAATTTAAAAACATATCTAAATGAATATAGAATGTTGACTGATGGTGTAAATCTATTAGATGGATTTATTATCAACATCGGTGTAGATTTTGAAATTATGGTGTATGGTGGATATAATAAAAGAGAAGTATTAGTAAGATGTATCGATGAGATTACAAATTACTTTAATATAGATAATTGGACATTTAATATGGCAATCAACCTAAGTGAATTAGAATTATTGATTGCGGGTATTGAGGGAGTTCAATCCGTTCCGAAATGTGAAATTATAAATAAATGTTTAGGTCAATATTCGCAGTATTCATACAACATTACTGAAGCAACAAAGGGTAAAATGGTGTATCCATCATTAGACCCATCAGTATTTGAATTAAAGTACCCAGCGAAAGATATTAAAGGGAGGGTTGTTTAATGTATCAATTCATAACAGCATCAAAAGATGCAACAATTTATTTACAACAACCTAAACAAAATACAGGGTTGGATGAAATATTAGAAATTTCCAAAGTTTATTATGGAAACCTAAAAGATACTGCCCGTACTTTAATTAAATTTGATACAACTGCTTTATCATCTTCATTAAAATCCAATGAAGTAACAATGAGTTCATGTGATTTAATTCTTAGAGAATGTGAATCAAATGAAATACCAATAGATTACACAATTTATGCATATGCAGTATCTCAAAGTTGGGATATGGGTATCGGTACTCGTTTTGATGATATTTCAACCGATGGTGTTACTTGGAACTATAAAACAACGGGTGTTGATTGGTTAGAAAATTCAGGTAGTTTAAATCCACAAGCAACTGGTTCTGGTACTCCAATAAAAGGTGGAGTTTGGTTTACAGGTTCATTCGCATCACAATCATTTAATTATCAAAGTTCTGATATTGAAATGAATGTATTACGAATGGTTTCTACTTGGATTAGTGGAGGATTACCAAATGAGGGTATGATATTAAAACATAACTCTACATTAGAAAATGATACAAATGATTATGGTCAATTAAAATTCTTTTCAAAAGAAACAAATACCATATATCAACCAAAGTTAAGAATCGGATGGGATGATTCTACATTTACAACTGGTTCTTTAACTGAACTTACAAGTGATGATATTCATGTAACATTTAAGAAATTAAAAGCTAGATACAAAGTAAACAGTAAGCCTGAAATTAGAGTGTTTGCTAGAGAAAAGTATCCACTAAAATCATATACAAATCTTTATTCGTATAACGATATAAAATATTTACCATCTACAACTTACTATCAAATTAGAGATGTAGTTACTGATGATATTATTGTACCATTTGGTGAATATACAAAAGTAAGTTGTGATACGAATGGTAATTATTTTAAAGTAAATTTAATCAATTGGGAAACTAATAGAGAATACTATATCGAAATAAAAATTGATAGAGATGGTGAAGTTGAATATTTTTCAGATAAAGATTTAACTTTTTTAGTAGAAAAATAATATATGTCATTACAAAACGAATACAGATTATCGGAACTAATATCAAGTGGTTCTGCAGTTATTACCTCACAAAATAGTGAAGGTAACCACACTTTTTATGTCAAACCAATACCAGAAGATTTTGATGGTCAAACTAGTGGATATGTAGAAAGACCAAAATATAACGAAGAAGAACTTAAAAAGGCAGTTGATGTTGAAGTAGATGAACTTATACCACAAACACCAAGAGAACAACCAAATGTAGTTCCTCAAAGGACATATGATAATTTACAAGGATTATATAGTGGTAGTTTAAGTAATGTAAGAGATTTAACAATACAATTAAATGCTGCTAATGGAGAAATCCAACGTTTAATAACTGAAAATGAAAATTTAACTACTCAAATAGATGTAGAAAGATTACTAAGAGCATCAGCAGAAAATGAATCGGCACTTACTAATGATAAATATGTAACCTTAGTTCAAGATTTTCAAAATGCTTTGAGTAAGGGTATTAGAGAAGGTATTGAGAGAGTTTCATTAGAAGCACAACTTAGAGGTTTACAAGCAGAAAAGCAAACGTTTAATGAATTACAAACTCAATTACAAAATCAATTAGATACTGCAAATACTAGAATTGGTGAATTGGGAAATCAATTAGTAAACGCCAATCAATTATTAGCATCAGCACAAACACAAGCATCGGCAGCAGCATCTACTGCTGCAGCAGCTCAACAAGCTCAACTTGCTACTGCTAAACAAAAGAAAATTATTTGTAACGAATTATATAATCAAGGATTTTTACCAAAACATATTTGGAATGCAGATGAACGTTATGGTAATATGATGTGGGAAAAAGACCCAACATTGGTATTAGGATATATGATGTGGGCAAAGAATGTAGTTAAGTTTATGAAAGCTAAACCACAACACACAAAATGGATTTATAAAGTAGTTAAACCGTGGACAGAGCATATGGCTTATGAAATGGGTGAATTACCAAAAGATAATTGGATAGGTAAAATTATTCACAATGTTGGTAAACAATATTGTTATTATGTATATAATAAAGTAATGAGTAAAAGAAACGTAGTATGGCAATAACACAATTTAAAGAAGTAGTTGATAAGAAAGGCTATAAAGTTGATAGTAAAGATAGAGCAATTTTTGAACAAGAAGTTGCAAAATCCTACTTTGGACTTGGAATTGCTGATACTATTGAATTTGTATTATATGATGCAAGTGATAACGTTTTACCACAGGGTGAAAGTGGAGATAAAGTTAGATACATATTTTTAGATGATGTAAACATTAGAAAATATTTTATTTTTAGTGAAAACAAATCTAATAAAAAAACAAATGGTGCTAAAGAATATATTATCGATACTGAAAAATTAGTTAGAGATGCTGGATATTCAAATGGTATATTTAAAACACAAACAACACTTTTAAATAGAAGAGCAGGTTCTGCTAGTGTAGATAAAGATAAATTGTGGATACATGAAATTTCACCATCACGTACTGAAATTCGTATTTTACCTTTAAAAGATGTAGATGGTAAAGTAATTGATGATTTAGAAAAACGTGTTGATATTTTCTTAAAAGAAGGTGAATTTAGAGATGATACTGTTTATTTCGTAGAACCATTTATTGAGAGTTTAAAAGTAGAAACTATTTTACAAAAGTTTCTTTCTCAAAGAGGAAAAATTACACAAGGTGAAACTTATGTAAAATTAATCCAAAAAGAATTTAATATTCCTAATTGGGAAATTTTCATAAATTCAATAAAAACTAAATTAATTGAAAGTACAAAATATTATATTCAAAATAGAGATTGGTCTATAAAATCTATAAATTATAGTAAACCATTAACAACTCCATTTCCTGTGGAATTATCGGTTTATCAAATTAAACAAACGATATTACAATCGTTAGTTGAAATTATTGAATATTATTTACCAAAAAGAAATGTACAAGAAGATAATATACTTTCTAAGGATGAACAAATTACATTTGATGCAACTAAAGAAATTTTAAAATCTATCATTAGTAATAATCAAAACATATCAACTGAAATTATTAATAAACAACCAATTGTAAGAGGTTGTACTGACCCTAACGCGTTGAACTATAATCCTCTTGCAATAGAGAACGATGGTAGTTGTGTATATCCACAACCGAATAATCCTATTACAAAAGTAAAAGGTTGTATGGACCCGAAATCATTAAATTATAATCCTAATGCAACAGAAGATGATGGGTCTTGTAGATACGCAGATAAACCACAATTAACAACTAAAACATTCTATGTTTGGTCCGACAATGGTGGTATAACATTTACCAATGAAAATGGTGCTAAGAATACAAACGTATTTGGCAGAGAGTATGAAGCATTGACTATCACATATCAAGGTACACCAGAATTTAGTGGAGATATAAGAGAAATACCAAAACAAAAAGTGGAATTGAAATTATTCTCATACACAATTTACAATGGTTCGCATGAAGCAAATCAAAATCAAAACTATAATGGTGCATCATACGGAAGTGGATTTACTAACTCATTCCAATATAAAAATTCAGCGGGTCAACCACAAACTGGTCCATCATTAGAACCAGGAAAATCAGTTACATTATGTGCTGCAGAAGGAAGTGTTACGGTGGGTGGACCAAATTGGACAGTTACCAAAGTTGGTGATTGTGGAACTCCTACAAATTTCCAACCGACCGTTTCATATGGTAATCCATCGGGTGGTGGAGCTGCAGGTGGTGGTGGTAATGTTTTTTATGCAGGTGGTGGTAGTCAGTTCGATACACAATCAGTACAAAATTTTACATAAGTAACAGATAAAATCATACTTATATAAACTAGGATTAAAATTAAATGGCAATACAAGAAATACTTAGATTAGAGGGTGGTAATAATCCAAATAACCAGGATTCAATAGTTAATGTTATTGATGTTGGTGGTGGTGGAGGTGGAGGTGGTAACTACACTCCCCCTACAAATCCTGTCCCTGAAAATCAAAGTTTATTTGTAAATATTGCAATATCATCAACTCCATCCGATGCGATGATTGTAGTAGATGGTGTTGAAACAAATCGATTATCACCAACTACACTTACATATACTGAAAAAGAGTTACTTACAGCAAAAACCATTTCAGTAAAAAAATCAGGTACTGAATCAGGTGATGTATATAAAGTTTTCACAGTATATAAAGAAATAAGAAAATCGATTGAAGAACCGGTTGGGTTTGATGATGATATTAGAGAATTTAATTATAGACAAGACCCAGAGAATCCCGGTGCAGTAATTAGAGAAAGAGTTGAACGTCCAAAAGTTTATACAAATGTAACATATTTTCCATTTTATGAATTAATCGTAGAAAAATTAGTTGATGGACAATATATTCAACAAACTAAATTAGAATCTAAATATGGTGATAAACAAGCAACGTTAAATACATCGCTTACATTTGATATAAAATCAACACCTGTTTACACCGAACCAATTCCTACTGCTAAAGGTAAAATTACAATCAATGGAGATGTATATCAAAATGATTTAATTGAATATAGAACTACCGATGGTAAAGTTGGTTTAGTAACAAGAGGAACTACTGAATTAGATTTTTCACCAAATAAAGATGGTGCAAACAATATACAATTCTTATCGAAGGGATTAAATCCCCAAACTCATTCTGTTACTTATAGAATAAATAAAAATGGTAATATAGTAACAAACAATGTATTAGACCAAACAATTGATTTGGTTAATGACAATGTGATTGTTGATATTATCGTAACAAAAAATAATAATCAGGCAGTTCCATTACCAGATGCACCTACATTAAAAACAGAAGGTAATAATTTTGAATTTAACATTTCAGGAACTGATGAATTAAAAATACCTTACAATACATTCAATACGGATGAGGTTGTATTTTCATTGGGTAGTACACAAAGAATCATATCAAATAGTGGTTCTATTGTATTAAGTAAAACTGATTTTTACAATGGGGTTGGTAACTATACATTATATTTACAACCTCGTAATAGTCGTGCAGGAAGTGGTGAAACAGTAAAAATTACAATTAACGTTGTAAATAAATATTATTTACCAGGACCAGATATTACTAACATTTACTATCCACAAAATATTAAAGGTGCGGATTTTAAAGGATTTGAAGTTGATTTCGATGTTAGTTGGCAATCAATTAATACTAACTATGTTGAGATTTATGTTTCAAAATATGATAAAGAATATTCATTAG